AGGTGGGTATTACTGGAACGGACTGGCGTGGACCTATCAGTAACCATTTTCAGAAACTTGGTGAGGTGTGGATAATTGATCACCGACCTTAAATCTCAGCTCACTCGTGATGAAGGCAGACGCCTGCACGCCTACCAAGACACTGAAGGCTTCTGGACCATTGGGATTGGTCATCGTATCTATGGGCTCACAGATGAACAGTGTGCTGTGCTTGAGTGGACAGATGCAGACTGTGATGCTCAATACGAGAAGGACGCCCATCACTCCTACACCCACATGCTCTCGCTCGCGCCATGGGCTGTGCTCCTTGATGACGTTCGACGAGCCGCTTTGCAGAACATGTGGTTCAACATGGGGGATAAGGTGCTTGAGTTCTACAACATGATTGACTGCCTGCGTAAGCAGGATTGGAGCGGTGCCGCAGCGCAGATGTTGAACTCGAAGTGGGCAGGTCAGGTGGGGGCTCGCGCTTCGCGCCTCGCAGAGCAGATTCGTGTGGGGACTTGGCAATAGGCCAGAAATACAGGAAGCCAGGAAGATGAAATTCATCGTGTTCAGTGAGTTCGGAGAAATACTTGACCTCGCCTCCTACCTCTCCCATGTCGAGGGGCACGAGGTCCTGTTTCACGTGCATGACAAGCACAGCGAGACAATCGGCAGGGGAGTTGTTCCGCATCTCAAAAATTGGTTCAATGAGATTGGGAAGGGCTACACTTGGATTTTCGACTCCTGCTCCTTCGGAGCACTTCAAGACTGGCTGCGAAGCAGAGGCGAGGCTGTGTTTGGGGGCTGTGAACGAGGAGATGAACTTGAGAACAGTCGGCAGCTCAACCAAGTCTGGTTCAAGGAAGCAGGATTTGACCAAGTCTTTTCCAAGAACTTCACCTCTTTGGACTCTGCGCAACGCTTTATCGAAAAGCACGTCTCTGGCGGTAAGCGATACATTCTTAAGCAGAACGGTGATGCTCCGAAAGGGCTGAATCACCTTGGGAAGTTTGAGCATGGCGAGGACATGCTGTGGCACCTCAACGAACTCCAAAGGAGCTGGAATGAGGCGGAGTACGGGAAGTTCGACTGTGATATTATGGAAGTGGTGGAGGGCCTTGAAGTCGCAGCATCGGTCCTGTTCAATGGGCAGGACTACTGCCGCAATTCTGAGGGCAAGATTATGGGGTATCTCAACTTTGAGGAGAAGAAAGAGGCGGATGGTGGGCTTGGGGAGACGTGCGGGGAGATGGGGACGACGTTCCTCTCGGTGACAGAGGAGCATCCACTCTTCAAGAAGATTCTGGTGCGAGAGGCCCTTGTGGCGAAGTTGCGTGAGATCGGCTTCCGCGGTATGTTTGATGTGAATTGCATTGTGACGGAGAAGGGGAAGATTGTGGGGTTGGAGCCGACGATGCGCCTTGGCGTCCCAGCGACCTCGTATGAGTTGCTTGAGGGGATGGCTTCGCCAGCGGGCGAGGTGCTGGACTCTGTTGCAAGAGGGGCGTCAAGTCCTGTTGAGCTGCATGAGGGCTTGGGGATGGTCATGTGCGTTGTTGCAAAGCCGTTTCCTCTTGAGGCCGATGTGGAGACCAACGCGACCTCGGTTGGGCAGAGGCTCTGGATTCTTGACAAGAAGGGTGAGCCACAGGCTGAGTTCTCTGAGGAGCAGCGTAAACATATTCATCTGTACAACTTTGAACTTGCCCAGCCTGCGGCTGAGGAGCAGAGTGAGCACAGCGAAGGCAGCGAAGCTGTGTACAAAGTGGCCACAAAGAATGGCTACATGCTCACCGCGACGGGGCATGGTCAAGGTTCAATTCGAGTCGTGCGCAAGCATCTCATTGAGTACATCAAATCCAATTTGTACTTGAGTGGGATGAAATTCAGATCAGACATCGGCCAGAGAGTGGAAGAGCACGAACAAGACCTTTTGGACACGTAATTGCGGAGCGAAGGAGCACTTGAGATGGCATCATTCACCAACAACTTTGATGTGACGCAGCCCCCTGACACGCAGGCTGCGAATCAGTTTGGGCTTGACGTTAGGAATGCGAAGCTGGACTTGCAGCAGAGGATGGCTGCGATTAGTGGGCTGGACGCAAATAAACCGACGTTGGGAAGTGACATACAGCCGACAAATTGGACAGGACTGCTGTATTTCGCCACTGATACCAGCAAGGTCTATCAGTGGAGTGGCAGTGCATGGGTTGATATAACAACCGCTGTGTTCCCGGCGGTTACCTCTGCTCTTGTAACTGCGAGTCTTGGTTTTACCCCAGTGCAGCAGGGTACAGGGGTCAATCAAAATGCCGCTACGATCAAGCTCGGATGGAACGCTCTGGGAACTGCCCATTTAAGGCTTACCCTAAATAACATAGACGAGGGCGATCTCGCTTTCGTTACAGATATAGCCGCGGGGTATAGCTCGTCTGTGACTAATGCGGTGGGTTATATAAGACTGCCTAGCTTGTTAGGCGGCATCTTGGTGCAGTGGGGAGAGGCACCAGGTGTCGTCTCCGGTTCTGTAACCTTTCCACAAAGCTATAGCCTCACTCCCGGGCTTGTAATTTCCGGCACATACGCATATACTGGTCTGATCACTGTAACAACTACTGGATTTACTTACGCCACCAGCGACAGCGGTGGTTTTGTAAATTGGCTTGCGATTGGAGTGTAGCGATGCCGGTCCAAAGACAAAACCCGAGCACTGAGCTACCTGAGTTCCCCATCCGTGGCCCCTTTGGTGGGATTCAGAGTGAGCTTCCAATCGAAGCCATCGAACAGTATGGCTTCGCAGACTCCCTAAACATGCTCTACCGCAAGGGGTCTTGTCGTGTGAGGCCAGCGTTCAACCCCCTGCCTGCGCTCTCAGCGCAGCCTGTGGGCTTTGCAGACTTCTTCAACTCCAATGGCCTACGGCTTCAAGTTGCAGCAATTCCCACAAAGCTGTATCAGTACAGCGGGGGTGCTTGGGTTCAAGTCACAGGTGCTCTGACTGGAGCTGCTGCCAACAGGATGAGCTTTGCTGTGGTTGGACAGAAACTCTGCTTCACGCAGGGTGTTGATGCTGTGCAGATGTGGGACGGGATCACGGCAGGCTTCAGCGTCACAAGTGCGAGCGCAGTGCCAGCGAGCTTCCTCTTTGAGCTTGTGAATCACTTAATGATACTTCGCACAGTCGAAACTGGAGGTGTTGCGTATCAGCGTGTTCGCTGGACTGGCGCAGGCGATCCCACAGACTGGACCTCCGCCGACAGCGGTGTGACTGACTTGTTCAATGATCTTGGGCCGATAAATGGAGGGCTAAAGCTCTTTCAGTGTGGGTACATTTGGCAGCAAAATGGCATTATACAGGTGGTGCCGACTGGAGTTGGGACAGCGCCATTCTACTTCCTCCCTCTATCAGCAAAATCTAAGGGGCTCACCTGCCCTTATTCTCTTTGCGCAAATGGTGAGGCCATCGCCTCCTACATCGGTAAGGACAACGTCTACAACTTTGACGGAACCACATCAACTCCTATTGGAGATCAGCCACTTCAGGGGCGCTCAAGACTTGGAGCACGCAGTCGCATCTTCGGGGACTTGCTCCTGTCCAGCCCGAGCTCTGTGTTTGGCTTCGTCACGACCTCAATAAACAGCAACCCGTTCAACGCATACTGGTTTGTCATCCCCAATGTGGCGATTTGGATTTACAACTACGAGGAGATGAATTGGACTAGATGGACTGTTGCGGGGACGATGGCTGCGATTGGGGGGTTCAACGCGGCCTCAGCAGTCAGGATTTGTGATCTTGTAGGCACTATCGCGCAGCAGCTTTGGACCCCCGCTACTCTGACCAATAACAATCCCTTCGATTCGGTGGTGCTTGGGTTCTCAGATGGCAGCGTGAAGCAGTTCGACTTCACGGGGTGGAGTGAGCAGCCCTGGTCTGTGACCTCCGGTCAATTGGCGTATGGGGACTACAGGCACGAAAAAACAACGACCAAGACACGGTTGATCTACAAGGACAATGGGCCTGCTACAATCCAGTTCTCCCTGACAAGCGACTCTGGGCAGAGTGTCGTGAACACTCAGGCTGAGCCGAGCGGGCTGGCTATTGGAGGGGTGAATCCTGGCGCATCTATCACCGAGGTGATTGCACACGATCAAATCAGTGGTAAGTATGAGACGCTCCAAATCAGTGGGGCCGCAGAGCAGCCCTTCGAGTTCACCGAGGTGACACCTGTGTACAATCCTGGAGGTGAGGTGAGATGAGTATAGTCCCGCAACAGCTTCAATATACCCCTCCGACAGATGATGGGAATGGCGGGGTTAGCGTAGACTGGGTGCAGAGCTTTCTTAGTATGCTCCAGAAGACTTGGGGCTTGCTCGTTCAGACACTCAGAACGCTGGTGAGTGGGCCGACTTCGTCGGTAGCGGGTAACTTAGCTAGCTTCGCGGATTCGACTGGGCTGGTGCTCCAGGACA